AAGGCCGTGCAGGCCGCAGCCGCCAAGATCGAGACCGCCAACACCGAGGTGGCCAAGGTGCCCGACCTCGCCGCCCAGGCCACCACCATCGCCGCCGGCGTGGCCGAGCTGCGTACCACCGGCGGCACGCTCGAAGCCACCAGCGTCACCCTAGGGGCCGACGCCAAGAAGGTGGCCGAGCTGCAGGACCAGCTGGCCGCAGCGCAGAAGCAGGTGGCCGACCTCAAGGCCAACAAGGACAGCTGGCTCAGCCGCCTGCTCGGCATCGCGGCGGTGGCCGGCCTTGGTCTGGCGGTGGTCTCGATGGTCTGGCTGCGGAACGGGCAGGGCGCCCTCACCGGCATCGCCGTATTCGGCGCCGCCATCGCCGGCCAGTGGATCTTGGAGTACCGCATCGTGATCGGCATGGCCGCGCTGGGTCTGGCTGCCGCTTGGGTGGTCTATGCCCTGCTCCGCGAGCGGAAGGCCGCCAGCGAGGTAGTCCGCCTGGTCGAAACCTTCAAGCCCAAGCTCGACGCCGAAAGCTTCAAGACCGTGGCCAACGCCATCCAGAGCAAGAGCACCAAGCGGGTGGTCGATGCCATCCAGCGCACCCTGGGAATCAACAAGGGCACCGCAGCATGACCGCAGAGACCACCGCCGTAGACAGCACGCTAATGAGCCTGGCACGCGAGAGCATCGTGCTCATCACCGTGCTCATCATCACCTTCGTGGCGTGGTTCATCTGGTCCAAGATCGTCCACCCGTTCCAGCTCAAGCAGGCCGAGATCTCGGTGGCGACCGCCGAGGCCCTAGCCGCCATCCAGCAGACCACGCAAGCCGTAACCCTGACCTCCAAAGAGGTGACCGAGCAGGCCAAGCAGCTGGCCCAGCTCGCCGGCAACCTCAACGACCTCATGCAATCCATGATGGCTGGAGCACCATGCCAGCGCAGCGGACACTGGACGATCAACGGGCCCACCAGTAAACCTTGATACACTGCCGGCATGAAGAAGCTGGTCGGTGAATCCGAGGGGGCAAGGGGGGAGGGCGACATGGTGGCCAAGATCGTCGATGGCCAGCATACCAGGGCCAACGTGAAGGCGGTGATCGCGGCGCTCGACGACTTTGGGGTACGGGGGGTGCCGGTGCCCAAGAAGATGGCCGAGGCCATTCCGCGCGTCGTCGTCAAGCTGCTCGAGAACACCAGCCCGAGGATCAAGGCCGCAGGCGTCAAGCTCGCCCTGGCGGCCATGAAGCACAACCTCGAGGTGCATCAGCACGCCGACAAGATGGCCAGGCTCGACGCCGGCCAGGCGACCGAACGCCATGAGATCCAGCTGTACGGCAAGGACGCGCCAGTGGAGGCCGTGTGAGCGACCCCAAGTGCGAGTGCGGTGACGCCGACTGCACCACCTGCGGCAAGGGTGCAGGACGATGAGTGGCTACACCCCATACGGCGGCATCCGCGGCGTGTGGCACAGCAGGGCCACCGAGGTGCTGGCGCCGGGGCCCGCGGGCACCGGTAAGACCCGAGGCATCCTCGAGAAGGTCCACCTATACCTGCTCAAGTACCACGGCACCAGGGCGCTCATCTGCCGGAAGACCCGCGCCTCGATGACCGAGAGCGTGCTGGTGACCTTCGAGGCCAAGGTGGTGCGGGCAGGCTGCAACCTCAACAACCAGAGCCGGCGGACCAGGACCGGGTACGACTACGAGAACGGCAGCGCCATGGTGGTGGGCGGGCTCGACAACCCCGACCGCATCATGAGCACCGAATACGACATCATCGCCGTCTTCGAGGCCACCGAGTGCTCAGAAGACGACTGGGAGAAGCTCACGACGCGCCTCAGGAACGGCCACGGCCCATACCACCAGATCATCGCGGACTGCAACCCCGCGGCCCCGTCGCATTGGCTGAAGCGGCGGGCCGACCGCGGGCAGATGGAGGTCCATGAGTGCAGGCACCAAGACAACCCGGTGCTCTGGAACCGCGAGTTGGGCCAGTGGACCGAGGCCGGCAACAAGTACCTGGCGACCCTGCAGAGCCTCACCGGGCATCGCCGGGCCCGGCTGCTCGACGGCCGGTGGTCTGCGGCCGAGGGCCTCGTCTATCCAGAGTTCAACCCGGCAACCCACGTGGTGAACGCCATGCCGCCAGGGTGGGAGAAGTGGCCGAAGCTGCGCAGCATCGACTTCGGCTACGTCCACCCGTTCGTCTGCCAGTGGTGGGCCATCGACCCCGACAGCCGCCTGTACCTCTACCGCGAGATCTACCACAGCCGGCGGACGGTGGCCGACCACGCCGCCAGCATCAACCGCCACAGTGACGGCGAGACCTACGTGGCGACTGTGACCGACCACGACGCCGAGGACCGCGCCACCCTCGCGGCTCACGGCATACAGACGGTGGCGGCCAACAAGGACCACCGAACCGGTCGTGATGCCGTGCATGATCGATTACGTGTGCAGGGCGACGGCCGGCCGCGAATCTACTTCCTCGCCGGCGCCACGATCGAGACCGACCGCGAGCTGTACCAGGCGAAGAAGCCCACCAGCACGGTGGCCGAGTTCGACTGCTACCTGTACCCACCAGGGCAGGATGGCAAGGCGCCAAAGGAGGAGCCGATCAAGCTGTACGACGACGGCCTCGACGCCATGCGGTACGCCATCATGCACCTCGACGCCGCCGGCCGCGGGCACGGCGCATCCGTCATCACGGTGGACGATGCAGCTGCAGGTATACTTGCAACAGACCTCGAAACCGAACGCGCATGGGCCTGAGCACAATGGACACCACCAACAAGGCAGCCGTGGAACCTGACAACCGCACCATCCCTGGTGCATGGGTGAGCGCGAGCCTGATACCTGGCGAGACCAGCAACAGCTGGACGACCAACAACACCGGCCGAGACTGGGAGCTGGTGAGCCGAGGCATCACCGGCACGGCGTGGCGGGCGGCCAGCATCAACGCCACGGTGCTCAGTGGTCAGACCCTGCGGCTGTACCGAAACGCCAACATGACCGGCAAGAGCCGTGGCCGCAAGGTGGCCGACCCGAGGCAGCTGCGTCACCTGCAGAACCGTGGGCCGGTGCGGTCTGTTGTCGGCAAGGCTGCGCTCTACGCCGGCCGAGCTGGCGACAACGTGGAGGAGGTGCTCAACCACCCCATCCTCGACCTGCTGCAGAACCCAGACCCTCTGTACACCGGTCCCCTGTGGATGTGGATGCTGTGCTGGTTCAAGGAGATCTGCGGGCGGTCGTATCTGTACATCGGCGAGCGAGACAGCCATGGCGTTCCGGTCAGCGCGTACATCCTGCCGAGCGAATACGCCTGGCCGATGCTGGACGACAAGAACCTCATCCGTGGGTACTACTACGGCCGCAACCGAAGCGACCCCATGCGGATCGATGCGGCCGACGTGGTGTACCTGCGGCAGCATGGCAGCCCGATTCATCCTGCCGGCGGACAGTCTTGGCTGCTGAGCGTGGTGTCCGAGACCGACATGGAGGCCGCGGCGCTCAAGGCCGAGGTGCAGCGATGGTTGAATGGCGGCATGCCGGGCATGGTCTTCCAGGCGGCACCGACCACGACCGACGCCCAGATGAAGCAGATCAGCGCCCACCTCAACCAGCAGGTGCGTGGCGTCGGTAAGGCCGGCAGCGTGCTGCTGCTGCGAGACACCGAGCTCAAGGAATACGGGACCAAGCCCCATGAGATGCAGTACGTGGAGGGCATCACCGCGACCGAGAAGCGGATCTACGACGCCGCCGGCATCCCCGAGCCGATCTACCGGCTGAACAGCGCCAACCTCGCCAGCGCCACGGTGGCCAATGCCCAGTACATGCGGTTCACCATCGCGCCGCGGCTGGCTGTACTCGCCGCTGAGTTCACCGAACTGCTGCTGCCCCAGTTCGGTGCCGATCCAGGCGAATACTGGTTCGCCTTCGACAACCCGGTGCAGGAGGACCAGATCGCCCTGGCGGCCGAGCTGCGAGCGGCAGAGGCGCAGGGCATCGTGACGCCCAACGAGTACCGCAAGGTCATGGACCTTGAGGCGCTGCCCGACGATGTCAACGTGCTGCGGTACCGCCAGACCGAGGCGCCAGCGCCGGCCGACGGCATCTTCGGCGGCATGAACCTGCCTACCCCGGCGAAGGCCGAGGAGATGCCCAGCCAGGACGTTGGCGCCGCATCGGTCGATGTTGAGCAGCCGAGTGTCGAGGCGACGATGGACGCCTCGGTTGACACCGAGGCACCGAGCGTCGATGAGAACGCGACCCCCGAAGACGCCCCCGAAGTCCAAGCCAAGGCGATCACGACCAAGGCCGAGAGTTATGAGCCAACGGCCGAGATGGCCGAGGAAGCCCAGCGTGGTCTCGACTGGCGTGCCGAGTACGGCCGCGGCGGCACGGCGGTGGGGTGGCGAGAGCCCGTGACCTGGTGAATCGCAGGAGCTTGAGCCTCGACACCGTGTACCGCATGGCGTCGTACTTCGCTCGGCACGAGGTCGATAAGCAGGGCCAAGGCTGGAACCGAGACGAGGAGGGCTATCCGTCCGCCGGCCGCATCGCGTGGGCGCTGTGGGGTGGCGACCCAGCCCGCACCTGGGCAGGAGGCATCATCGATGAGGTGGAGGCATCCGAGGCGGAGATGGCGGACAAGATCATCGGCAAGGTCGAGGCCGACGAGGACGGCGAGAAGGCCGTCGCCGGCTGCACGACATGCAACTGCACAAAGGCGATGATCGAGCCCGAGGTCAAGCCCTGCGACCAGAAGCCATGC